AACAGATGAAAATGATGTTGTGTCAAGCATAACTATCAAGGGTAACTATATCTATGGGTATTTTAGAGAAGATGGGACACTCTATAAGATTTATCAGCCAAAGGTTAAAGAAAGTAAATTTATCAAGGTAAGAGATTATATACAGGGTACGGAACAATTAGTATTTGATAAACCTTATTTGATAATTACATCTTCTCTTAAAGATCTGATGGCATATCAGAAACTAAAGATTAGTAATTCAGAAGCAATTGCACCAGACAGTGAGAATACTATGATACCTGAGAACATAATGAATAGCATTAGTTCTAAATATCAAAAAGTATGTGTGTTGTTTGATAATGATGAGGCTGGTATAAAAGCTGCTGATAAGTATAAATCTAAGTATGGTTTTGAGTATGTCGTGTTAGAACTTGAGAAAGATTTATCAGATGCTATTAAAGTACATGGTATAGATAAAGTAAGAGATAATCTTTTACCACTATTAAAACAGGCATTATTATGAGTTGGATATATCAAGGTAAAGAGTTTGATGACAAACAAATTCCAGATGGAGCGGTAGGCTTTGTTTACATAATGTCTGCTATTATAGATGGAAAATCAGTTTTATATGTGGGTAAAAAAAACTTCTTTGCTAATGTCAAAAAACCTCTTGGCAAAAAAGCTCTGGCTATGTCTACAGATAAAAGATTAAAAAAGTACAAAAGGGAACTGAAGCCTGACTTTATGAAGTATTACAGTAGTAATAAAGTTCTTAAAGATGCTCACAAAGCAGGAGTAATTATCAAAAGAGAAATTCTTAGGATATGTTATTCTCAGATGGAGCTTACTTATCAGGAGACTAAACATCAGTTTATCTATGAAGTACTTGAAAAACAAGAATTCCTAAATGGTAATATTTTAGGTAGGTTTTACAAATTCAAATAATTATGACAGAACAAGAATTAATGCAAACCTTGATCCAACTAGCGGATCTGGGAGTTACTGGTATTAGAATAGATTATGAAGGTGGTGGAGATAGTGGTTGTATAGAAAGTATACAGTATACAGAAGAAAAAGATGTTTCAATTGAAGATGTTCAGAATTTACCTTGGGATTCTAAGAATCTAAACAATCTAAGTTCTGGGCTTGCAAGTAATATAGAAAACTTTGCACATGCTCAAATCCTTGATGACATAGAAGATTGGTGGAATAATGAAGGTGGTAGTGGTACAATGGCTATTCTAGTTCCTTCTGGAGAGTATTATATACTAAACAATATTAGAAGAACAGAATATGATGAGTTTGTGCATGAGGGTAATTTATTTAAAATGACAGAAGAGTAATGTCACATCCAATGGAACATGCAAAATCCTCTGCTAGAAAGTGGGGAGGTGAACCACAGGAATATTTAAAATATCATGAGTGGTTTGATGAAACAAAAGCTTGGATAGGTCATTCTAAACACAGAATGTTCAGACACCACAGTGAGGGTATATTTCAGCTTGAGCAAATATTTGGGATTTCTTTTATAAATTCAGTTGGTAAAACAGTGTATATCAGATACATTGGGGAACAACATGTGAAAGAAGATTGCAATGGTTATATTCCAAGTGCTAAGGAGTGGGTTGATAATATAAATACACCTAAAGAGTGGATGATTAGAACGTTAAAAATTGAAGACTGATGATTTTAACAAAAGAAGAAGTAAAGAATCTGATTGGAATGTTAAGATCTCCCGACAAGGATAATAGACTTGTAGCTTTTAAGATAATAGAAGATTTAGATCTTAAAAAGCATGTTGGGGAGATAATGGTAATGTATAAATATGGTGAGTATAATTTAGAAAGTTGGGAAGCTGACTGTAAACCTGCACATGAGTTTATAGTAAAGAGGATTGAAAAGTTCAATGGAGATTGGGAATATAAATTAAGCTCTGGGGAAATACTTTCACTAATGACAGCAAATAAATCTAGTAAGCAATCAATAGAATTATTCTTAGAATATTTTATTAGAGACATGACTAAAATGTTAGATGCTATGGGATATCCTACAGACAAGTTTGAGTTAGACATAAAACTAAAAGAAGATGGACAAACAAAAAAGTCTTAGTAAAATTAGTAAGGAGCTAATGTTGAAAGAGCCCTATTATGGGTTCTTTCTCATTATGCTTAACAAAGTATGGAGAAAAGATCTTCCTACTGCAGGTGTGAGTAAGAATGGTATCAACTTTCAGTTGGCTATCAATGAGGATTTTTGGACAAGCTTGAGTGAGATGCATCAGATGGGATTACTAAAGCATGAATTACTTCATATTGCTTTTGGTCATCTTACAAGTTTTAAGTCTTTTAAGAATAAAAGACTAGCAAATGTAGCAATGGATATGGAGATCAATCAGTATATAGATAAGGATTGGTTACCAGAGGGAGGAATAGATATAAATAACTATGAAGATCTAAATCTTGATAGAAAAGCTGGTTGTAGATATTACTATGACAAGTTGAATCAGTTTCAAGATGAGAAAGATAAAAATGGTACATGTGGTAATGAAGAGATGGATAAGTTACTTGATCAAGTAGCAAGTGGGGATGTACCTGATCACAGTACATGGGAAGAGTTTGAAGATCTTAGTGAAGCTGAGAAGAAGTTAATTGAGAAACAATTACAGAAAGTCTTAGCTGATGCTAAAGAACAGACTATCAAAAAGCGTGGTAATGTTCCAGGTGAGATAGAAGGAGTAATTGTTATTGAAGAAATAGTTGCACCTAAGTTTGATTGGAGAGGATATATTAGAAGGTTTACTGGAGTGAGCACAAAGGTATTTACAAAGAAAATCCGTAGAAAAGAAAACAGAAGGTTCTCTGACAATCCAGGTTTGAAGATTAAAATGAAACAACATATGTTGTTAGCTATTGATACTTCAGGTTCTGTAAGTGATTCTGAGCTACAAGAATTTATGGGTGAGATTCACCATATTTACAAAGTAGGTGTAGATATTACTATGATACAATGTGATACTAGTATTAGATCTATTGAGCCTTATAAAGGAAAACATGAAATAAATGTAGCAGGAAGAGGAGGAACAGAGTTTGATCCTGTCTTGGATTATTATAATGCTAACCAAAAGAAATATACTAGCCTGGTGTATTTTACTGACGGTGAGTGCTATACATCTGTAATACCAAAGGGTAATGTCCTTTGGGTATTGTCAGAAAGATCACATATGAATGAAGATTTACCAGGTAAAGTAATTAAGTTAGAACTATAAAAAAAGAGTTATGAGTCAAGTACAACTAAATGTTGAAGAGTTAAAAGGTTTTATTAAGCATATGGTTAATAATAACCAGCATATACAAGCTCAAGGTAAAGTACCTGTGGCAATTAATATTGAGGGTGATGCAGGTCTTGGTAAGACTTCTGCTATTATGCAGTTAGGTAAGGAGCTTAATATGCAAGTTGTAAAATTAAATTTATCTCAGTTGGAAGAATTGGGTGATTTAGTTGGTTTTCCAGTTAAAGAATTTGAAATTCAAAATGCTGAGGGTAAAACTACCTGGATAAATGAATCTCAGATAAATGCAGCAACTGTAAAAGGTTATAAAGTAATTGGAAAGAGAATGTCTCATGCTGCTCCTGAATGGATTCAGGGTAAAGGAGAAGGTGGTTTCTTGATTCTTGATGACTATACTCGTGCAGACCATAGATTTATGCAAGCTACTATGGAGATCTTAGATAGGCAAGAATATGTTTCTTGGAAGCTACCTAAGAACTGGCATGTTATTTTGACTACTAATCCAGACAATGGTGACTATAATGTTACTTCTCTTGACGTAGCTCAGAAGACTAGATTTATCTCTGTTGAGTTAAAATATGATTCTGATGTGTGGGCTAAATGGGCTGAGAATGCAGGAATAGATGGTAGATGTATTAACTTTATGTTGATGCATCCAGAGTTGGTAACTCAAAGAGTTAATCCAAGATCTATTACCACATTCTTTAATGCAATTAGTTCTATTGATAAGTTTGAAGATTCATTACCATTGGTTCAGATGATTGGTGAGGGTTCTGTTGGAGCAGACTTTAGTTCTATGTTCACTATGTTTATTAATAATAAACTTGATAGAATTATTTCTCCTGAAGATATCTTGACTAAAGATAAGGACTATGTAATGGGAGCTCTCACAAATGCAGTTGGTAAAGATGATAACTTTAGAGCAGATATCTCTAGTGTTATTGCCACCAGGTTGATTAACTATTCACTTGTTCAAGCTGAGAAGGGTTCAGTTCCTGCAGGAGTAATTGATAGATTAGCAATCCTTACTACTGAATGTGATGCATTTACAAATGACCTTAGATATTATATGGTCAAAGAGATAGTAAACGGAAACAAAGTTAAGTTTGCTAAGCTCATGCAGAATACTAATGTGGTGAAGATGGCTATCCAATAAAACAAAGGTGGGCAATCACCCCCTTTAAACAAACATTAATCTGATTAAAAACTAAGATGGGGGAAGATAATACTTCCCCTAATCTTTATAAATTAAACTATGGAAAAATTTGTTCATATTGATTTAAATAATGGCTCGGAGTATAATAACATACGTGGTTTTAATGTAGATATTATAGAGGGTCTAGAGGATTCAGTTTCTACATTTGTAAATTCAAAAGGATATGTTCCTACAAAAGGAGACACAATATATCTATTGCCGGGAGTTAATATCCCAAGAATGAAACTAAAAGATCTTGCACTAAATCTTGGTATTAGAGTAGTAAGAGACCCAGCAAAAGCTACTGTTGTGTTCAGTGGTAAGAGTAGTGTGGGTAAACTTACCACATCTACATGGTATTATTTTGCAGATGCAAATACTATTCTTGAAAATGTAAAGAAACTTTGTAAAGATGATTATTACATTGATAAATTAGAAACAGCAATATCAAGCACGGGTGCTACAAAAGTTTGTTCCGGTTGGTCAGACATGAGAAATACTCTGTGTAATGGGGATATGAGCATCTATGAAAGTCAATATATTTATGGTATTGAACCAGAGTATCAGGAAACATATGATGCTATTCAGGGTAAACCAATTTATTGTGAGTCAGAGTTGCTTACCAATATCAATGGTGATGATTCTACAATAATAGACTATGATGTATACCAGCAGCTAAAAAGTATGTTTGAAAGCTCTGATAATGACAATCACATCCTGGCTATGGAAATTATGGCTAACTCTCATTATGAGAACAGTGTGCTGTACTTACTGATGCTTATAAGTGATTTTAGTGGTGTAATATCTAATACACATACTAAAAACCATGTGAACTTCAAGTCTATGCTTGCTTATTTTAATTGGGTTCCAAGACAAGTTAGTCATATGAATGCTGATGATATAATCAAGATAATAGATGAAAAAGGTCTGTTAACTCTAGATATGATTAAGATATTGTATAAAGAGTATGCCAATGATATTCATAGAATGATTTCATATGATGAGGTCTTTGAAATCAAGGAAGTTACTATTAAACAGGGCTATCTTGACAAACTTAATTTAACATCTCTTAACTTAATTGATCCTGAAGAACTTGAGGTCACAGATCCGGTAGATGAAATAGTTACTGATGAACTTATAGAAGCTGCAATAACTAATATTCAAAGAGCTGAACTTAAGTCAGAGTTAATAGCATTAGAAGAAGAATTAAGTGCTGCCCAGGGGACCCCAGAAGAAGAATCAAATAACAATCAAATAGAAGAGAAAAATGGAGATGACTTTGAATGGTTCTGAAGAACTAGAAAAATTCTATAAAGAAAAGTTTTACTTTAGCTATTCTAGCATTAGTAAACTTCTTTATTCTCCGGTAGCATTCTATAATCATTATGTGCTCAACAACAGAGAAGATAGTGTTGGCCCTCACCTGGTAGCAGGTAGGGTCATACACTGTCTCTTGTTTGAAGAGGACAAGTATGATGATTATTTTACAAGCATGCCGGGAAAACTACCAACAGATAGTCAGAAAAAAATTATTGATAATATTTTCAAGACACACTTGACAATAGAAAATAATTCTCTATCTTTGGAAGACTACTCACAAGATATACTTACAGAGCTACTCACAGCTAATCTTTATCAAAATCTTACTGATGATAAAAAAGATAAATCTATAACAGGAGATTCAAAAAGACTTGATAAGATACTCACAGAGGAAAACAAACAATACTTTAATTTTCTTAAAGAAGCCCGTGAAAAAACGGTAGTAGACCAACCTACTCTAGATGGCTGTAGAGCAAGTGTTGAGGTACTTAAGTCTAATAAAGACATAAGACAATTACTACAATTTGATAGGGCTGAAACAGATGACCACATAGAGGTGTATAGTGAGTTGCAAGTGCAGGTTGACGTGGATTATCTACCATATGGTTTTAAGGGAGTTATAGATAATCTTGTGATAGATAGAGAATCTAAAACAATATTTATCAATGACCTTAAGACTACAGGTAAATCTTTATTAGAATTTCCTGAGTCTGTACAGTATTACAAGTATTGGGTTCAGGCAATTGTATATGAGAAACTTGTGTTTCATAAGTTTCTAAAAGATTTACCAGATTTGGCTGAGTGGCAGTTGTACTTTACATTTATTGTAATAGATAAATACAACCAAGCTTATCCATTTCAAGTCTCAGCAGAGACAATGGCTATATGGCAGCAGGACTTTGATGAAGTAACTGATATTGTTAAATATCATTATGAAAACAAAGACTACACACTACCCTATGACCTAGTATTTGGTAATGTAAAATTGTAAACTATGGTTATTAATACACTGTACGGTAAATATTTTCAAAAGTCCAAGATATTTTTATATCCGCTCTTGGGTATTAAAAGAGGGACAAGTGTTATACCTGAAGAAACTTATATAAGTTGGAATGGTAAATGCTCTCCCGAGGATGTAAAATTAGTTTGTCTATATAAAACAAGAAAAGATGATGAGTATAAAAACTTTGAATCTAATGTTTTATTAAAACATTCTAGATTATATGATTATGTAAAAGTAAATGATAAAAACAGTGTATTTATATTTGATTTTTCAGATTACAAAGAAAATTGGCAAATGTTTATTGATGGGAAATTCAGTAAATTTGACAATAAAATTAAAAACAAAATTCTAGATTTCTTTGAAAAGAATAGTGGGAATTATGTGTATGTTCATAGCTTTCTATACCCAAACAAGTGGTATGATAGATATGCTGAACTACTTGGTGTTGAGCCAAATCTACTAAAAGAAGTGGGAGAATTGTGTACTAAAACTGATATTGATAAAGAAAGTTTATTAATTCAAGTAGCAGATTTGGAAAATATAAGAATTCTAGATTAATTTGTATTAAATTTAAAAAACCAACAATGAGCGAAAAATCAATGATGCTAGTTCAGTCTAGCTGGCAAGAAAGCCAAACCTTTAGAATGATTCCTATTGCAGAATCATGTCCCTATGTAGAATGTATCTTTGATCCAAGTACAAAAGTACTTGTTATTATTTCTAAAACTACTAAGCATAGTTTACACATGCTTCCTAAGTTAGATGAGTATGGACAAATGGTAACTGGTGTAAAAGGTACCAAACAAGAGAGACATAAGATTGAAGTCTTTCAAGAATTCTATATTGAAGACCCAATAGCAATAAAAGACTTAATCCACATGTTTGCAGTTAATGCAGATATATTTGAGTATGCAGCTTTTATGACTGAATCTAAGAAATAAGTAATTTAGGTCACTATGGGGTGGCTTAGGTTGCCCCATGTGATATTATACGGGGAAACAGCTTAACTGAATTAACATGAGACAACACTATGTAATGGACTATGAAACTCTCTGCAACTGCTTTATTGGAGTTTTTGAGGGAGTAAAATCTGAAGAAAGAGAAATCTTTATTATTCATGAATCTAAAAATGATATTCTAGAACTAATTACATTTCTAGAAAGAAATATTGCTTATGATGAATGGCATGTAAGTTTCAATGGTCTTGCATTTGATAGCCAAATAACAGAGCATATTTTAAGAAACAAAGAACAACTATTAGAGCAACCTGGCGGTAAAATTGCCAAGTTCATCTATAGGAAATCTCAAGATATTATAGACAGAAGCAACAAGGGTGACTTTCAGGAGTATTCTCCTAGAGAACTTAGTATTAGACAGCTTGATGTTTATAAACTAAATCATTGGGATAACAATGCTAAGAGATCTAGTTTGAAGTGGATACAGTATACAATTGACTGGCATAACATTATTGATATGCCTATTCATCATACTACTGAAGTTACAGAAGAACAAATACCTGAGATAATCAGATATTGTATTAATGATGTTCAGTCCACTAAGAAAATAATGCATCTCTGTAAAGATCAGATAGACTTGCGTAGAAAACTAACAGATGAGTATGGAATAGATTTATATTCTGCATCTGAGCCAAGAATATCTAAAGAACTATTTCTATTTTTTCTTAGTAAACAAACTGGTATTAAGCAGTATGAGCTGCGAAAAATGAGAACCAACAGACTAAAGATTACTGTTAAAGACATCATACTACCTTATATA